ACCCTGATGTCAACGCCGTCCTTCCCGACGCTGAACTTTTTGATCTCACGATCTCCGCACGCGCCGGTCACTTTCTCGTCCATAAGCAGGGCCTGTGATATATCCTCATCGGCCATGCCCTCTGAAATGGCGACCTCAGACACCATCTCTCCGTTCACATACACGGGAAGCTTCTTCAGTCCGCCTTTTTCAAGACCGACGGGGATCAGCTCTCCCGTGGATATCTTCTGGGAAACAAAGGGCGTCATTTCCAGGGTGAACACATGGTCCACCACTGGGAAACCGCTCTTGTCCCGTGGAGGCAGGATGTCCTGCCTCCCGTCAATGTCGCAAAAACCGCCGCCCCTGCGGGCGATTCCGGGATGTAATTTTACCTCAACCATACGCCCCCCTTAGCTCCAGGTCACGTTGAGCATCTTCGACGCTCCGATAAAAAGCTTGCTCCATCCGCACACCTCGCTCACGACCGCGTCGTGAAGCTGCTTCTGGATGACCTTGTCGACCTCGACCAGGCTCCCGCCCTGTTCGTACACTTCTTCAAGCGCCGCGCCTTTGTCCAGGGCGATGATCTTGTTCGCCGGTACCCCGTCGCACACTTTGGGCGGTGCCGACATAGTGGGGCCGGTTTTCGATTTGTACTCGTCAAGGTTTTCATACGCCTCGGCCATAAGCGACGGTGCGATCATGCCGGTCGGCTGGAAGTCCCTGAACGCGTATTTAAGCTTGATAATGTCGCGGTAGGCCAGCGTGCCTGACGTGTTCGAGTTGATCGAACCGATGGGGTTTGTGTTTCCATCACCGTTGATAAGCACGTCGACCGCCCCGTTGATCTTCTCCCTGGTGATGTTTCTGCCGATGACCTTCATGGTCACGTTAAAAACATTCAGCGGCATACGGCGGTCGGCCTCGTATGACACCTGGATTTTATATCCGATTTTGCGGAGTTTGATCTCCTTGTTTTTAAACTTGATGAGGACGACGGGGAATTCCATTCCCTCGGCCACTCGTTTTGCCTTGCCGGTCGAGGTGTCGAGGTCCACCTCGGCCCCCGGATATGATATGCCCTGAATCCCCGTGCTGGTCGCCTTTATGTCTGCCAGGCCAGCGAAAAGCGGCAGGTCTTCCATCATCCCGATCCGAACGACCGTGTTGATATATTCGGGGAAAAGGACCTTGTTGTCCTCGGTGCGGTAAAAATCGTCGACCAGTGAAACGTTCGCACCCGAAAGGCGCAGGTCTCGAGCTGCGAGCTGCTGCAGGACGACATTCTCAAGACCCTGTTTCGCGGCCTCATCGGAGAATTTCCCCTCTTTCTTCGCTTTTTCTAAAAGGACCTGGGTAAACGACAGGCCCCGCGATTTGGCCTCGTCATACATCTCCCGTCCCAGCGCTATTCTTTGAATCTGCATTATGCTCCTCCTTATCCTCTCAGTTTCAATACCAGCGTGCCGGTCGAGGTGTCGACTTCAACCACGCGATATAACAGGCCGGTCCCGGAAGTCGCCGGTGTCTTGACCCCTCCGGTCCCGTTCGCGACGAGCTCGACCTCCTGGCCAACCGACGGTGCGGCGCCGCTGTAGGGGACCCTCTGATACCCGGCCTCTTCCACGCCGCCGATCTGGTTGCCCGGCTCGATGGTTTTTATCACGCCGAAAAACTTGTTCTCGGCCGCGCACAGCGACACGGTCTTTGCGGCGCTGAGCTTGACCACTTTCCCTTCGTCAGTTCCGCGCGTGATGCCCGAAAGAAGGAAAGTCGCCGAATCCTTTATGCCTTCGAATGATACTTCAAACGCCATGATCGTCCTCCTTAGATTTTGTAGTTATCGACATTCAGGCCGCCGCTCTCGTCATGGGCCGCGCCTGAATCCATTTTCGCGCTTGCGCGGGTAAGCTTTACCCCGCATTGCGGGCATGACAGCGGATATTTCTCCTCAGCCTTGATGCGGTAGTCGTCCCCGAGCTGCACAGCCGTCTCGATGTCCGCGTTCTGGATCATTTTACCCAGGGCGCTCTCGCCGAACTTCTCGTCGTCGGTCTTGCCCTCGGCGAGTTTCGCCAGGGACAGCGCTTCGGCGCGCACGTCGTCGAGATATTTTTTTCCGAGTTTGGCCTGCGCCGACATTGCCGCCAGAGTGTTCCGGTAATCGTCCGGTTTTACGTCAGCGCCCAGCGTTTCAGTCAGGATACCCGAGAGAGATTCGTTTTTCTGTCTCAACTCCTGGAAAGCCCTTGCAAGGTCTCCCATGAGCATAACGCTCCCGGCGTCATCAAGTTCAACTTCCTGAGCACCGGCATTAAATCCGTATGACGCGAGGTTGAGCATAAACATGGTTGCGATTGTTCGTGTCAGTTTCACGGTTTTACCTCCGTTGATATCTTTCTCTATGCCGGGTTCGCGGCCCTGGCCGCCTTTCCCTTCGGCAGTCAATCGTCTGGCGTACCCGTCGGCCCCGTGCCATACCAGGGATATCTCGCCATACGAAATGATTTTCGTTACAATCAGCCGGACAATCTGGCCGTTTATATCCTCTCCCATCCTGAACCAGAAGTCGGGCATTTCATGGGACTTTTTATACTCGAAGTAAATCGTGGTCGAAACAGAATGGATCGCGCCTTCCTTGATGCCGTCGATTGTCTTCTCGTTCCACTTCTTGTTGATCTTCAGGGTGCAATTGACTCCCGGAGGGACTGCTTCCGATTCGTCCCACCATGTCTTTGCGACGACCCCGACCCATTCATCTACATCCAGTTCATGGTTTTTATAGATGGTCTGCCCCTTCAGGAGCTTGTATGATTTTTTCAGAACGTCCTTGTTCGTCAGGTCGATTGAATAATCGGTGATAACGATTGCCGACAGCGCCCTGAAATCGGCGTAAAAGTGATTTTCATCCTCGTTCATCGAAACGGCCCCTTCCGCGCCGGGGGCCGAAGCGCCCTCGAAGCTGCCTTTCAATTTGAATGACGCCATGCACCGTCTGTCATCGACGGTGAGTCCCTGTGCTTTGAGTTGCGCGAACAACTGTTTCAACCGTTCAGTCATTATAATCACCTCGCGTTTTATCCCCCTGTCAGGATGTCCGGGGTCTGGCCGTTATCCAGGCATAAAAAAAGCCGGTATCCCTGAAAACCGCCCCACCGGAGGTCGAATTTCAGGAATATCGGCTGTGTCATGCTTGCCCGACTCCGTGGCCCTTGCTGAGGGGGCCGTCAGGCTTTATAAAACGTGTTTAAAACTGTTTAAAAACTCCTTTGGCTACCGTTGTGTCATTCCGGGGGTCGGCCCCGGAAAAATGGCCTTTTATCGCGTCAATAATATAGCTCCTTCGCCAGAGTACGGACGTGGTCCGGAATCTTTTCAAGGGGAAACTTCCCTTCAGCGATCTTGTCCGGGTTCCAGGCCCAGAACGATTTCATTTCATCATCATAATGGTCTTCATCATGAATATATTTTCCTAATTCTCCAGCTCGTTTGATTATTTCTTCATCGATCTTTTTAATCTCATCGATTAGAGTAAAACCCGCATCGTTAAAGTCATGTCGGGCATCGGCAATTTGCTGGGTTTCGGAATCAAATTGCTTGCCGACATAGAGTAAACGATCTTTGAAAAGATCAATGTAATCATATGGGCTGTTGCCGTAAGTGCTCATTTTATTTCAACCATCGACTCCGTTGGTATAAAACGTCGATACTTATGAAAAGTCAATCGTGTTCCTCTGTTTGAAATATGTAAATACGCCGCTGAATCATTTCGATAAAAAATCCACTCGGGTGTTTCACCAAAGGTATATACTTTATCATAATTAGACAATATATTTTTTAGAGCCTTATCAAAACCGCCTTCATTTTTGATGAAGAATCGGTCATGCTTTTTTTTATGATAATTATAACTTGACTGTGTCGTTCCGTCAGGCCATTCCTTAACAGTCTCATCCCACCAGCTCGTTCTGATCTGGGAATCCATTTTACCGAGCAACTCGTCCCTGGTCAGGTTTTTCAATTGCTGTCCCCGTTTCTTGGCCTGCTCATTTTTATTGTTGAATGACAGCGTCCCTGAAAAGTTTCCCCCTCTCGATTTCTTCACCGTTACTTTTTTCGAAATGATCGTCGTGGTCCTGCACCGCCCGTGATATGGCGGTAACTTGCATTTGATTTTTCCCATGATATCGCCAGTCGACATCCCCGCGTAATCCCTGGCTTCCGCCTCGGTCGGCCAGGCGAATTTTTCGGTCAGTTCGTCCATCGGCGTTTCAAGCGTCTCACGCACGTAATCGGCCAGCATCTTGACCTCGATCCGCCGCCCGTTCATGGTGCGGCATATCAGGGAAGTCTTTTTGTCAAGGACCGCGACAACCTCGATCTCGGCGATCCCCAGTCGTTCATATTTGAAGGTCCTGCCGTAATTCCTCGACTTGTTCACCGCGTTGCGGATGCACAGGTCATAGTAGTCTTTCACATACGGGTGCTCAAACGCGTCGCCGAGCTTCTCCTTCATTCGCGCTTTCACTTCCGGGGTATAGGCGCTGATGCCCTTCAGCTCGTCTTCGACGACCGTGCGCATATCATCCGAATAATGCTCGAACTGCTTGCCGAAGAAATGCTGATCGTGCCGTTTGAAAAAATCAAGGGCCGCCCTGTCGGTCACCTTCCACTTGTCGTCGTCCCACTTCTGGCCGAGACCCATCTCATATGATTTCTTCGTCCATGTCGCGATCGTTTCTTTCGCCGCTGCCGGCAGCTTGGCTCCCATCGTCTCTTCCATGGCCGCCATGATCGCTGCAGCGACATCGTCGCTGGAAAAATGCGCCTCGATACCGGCGAGAAACTCGCCGTATTTCACTTTATAGATTTCAAAGAACTCCGCCGCGTAGGCGTCTTCTATCTCAACGACACGGGAATAGTCGGCGTCATCGCTTTTTTTTTTCGCCAGGGACACAAACGGCCTGGTGAATTCATACCTTCCCCGTTCCCGGTTATAGTCGAAACGAAGGCGGTTAAAACCGCCGCTTCCGGCCGGTGATCCATCCTGGTTGTAAGCCCCGTCATACCCGAGCTCCATAGCGGCCTGGTCGGGGGAGATGATCCCCTCACGCTTTCGCTCGAGCACCAGTTCCTGGTCTATTTTTTTCGCCTCTGCATCGTCTTTTTTACTGAGCGACGGCGGAGTCTTCGACTGCATCGAACAGGTGACCGGAATTCGCCGAAGCGCCAGGTGTCGGTTGTACACAAATTCATTGCCGCGCTTGATGATGCGCCAGATGTTCTGAATCTGGTTCACCAGTGTCATGTACACCATCTCGGCGTAGGTCTCGGTCGTCGAGTATGTGTATCCGAGGATCGCCGGGTCGATGTCGAGGCCCGATGTGATGCCCTGGTGGGTCGACTGCATGATTTCCTTCATCTGGCCGATATTTTTTGACACGTTGCTGTGTTTTATCTCCGTGTCTTTCGCGGTGCCGATTACCCCGTATTTCATTTTATCGGTGAACGCCGCAATCCGTTTTTGCATCTGCGATTCGGCCCGCTGTCTGAACTCATTTTCAGATTCGCTCATGCCTCTCTTCAGGTCAAATACCATGTGCACCAGCCCGAGGATTCCCCACCGATCGGTGAACTCGTCGATGCTGAGCCACTGTTTCTCCTGGCGGATGATGTCCCGCAGCGCAGCCACAAACGGCAATATCGCGTATGGGCTCTCATCATCGGCGTACAGCGGTATATACGAGAATGTTTCCTCATTCAGGGGGATTTCCTCAACGCCGAAAAGCTGGAACGGTTTGTACGCTCGTTCATCCCGGTTCCATTTGAACCTGATGGTGTTGTTCTTTACGAGGTATACCTCGGATATCTCGTTCAACCCCGGAGACGGGGCCGCCTCCATGCACAGCGCGCCTTTGACGATGATCTGCCTGAACTGCTGGTTGATGAAACCGTCGGCCCCGGCGTTGTTCGGAAACCGCAACCGGGCGAATTCAGAAAGCTCGTCCGCCGCCGACTCGCATGCCCTCTCGGACCCTGAAAACTCCAGGGAATGCCCCACGTTGCCCAGGTGCACGATCTTCTTGACGGTCTGACTCACGTCGCGGTTGTACACCGACAGCCACGAAAGGATGTCCATAAAGCGAAAATACTCGCTCGAAAAAAACACCATCGTGTTCTGAAGGGTTCCCAGTTCGTCGGCCAGCGACCCGCGACGCGCAGGGACGTAACCGTCTCCCAGTGCAACCATCGTTCGCCCGAACATTCCCCGAATATTATTGATCAGTCCCATATTCACACCACGACTGGATCGACGTCTGGACAGAAATGTCCGCGGCCGGTCCTGAACGCGATGAACGCCGAGTTCAACGCCATACCGAAATGGTTGGCCACGTTCTTTTTATAAATGCTTTTCTCGTATCCGCTTTTATCCATGATCTTCTCTTTTTCAAGATTTTTGAGTTGAAAGACGAACCGTTCATACAGCTCAAGCTCGTGTGGTTTCATTTTTTTAGGGTCGGGCAATACGAAAAACCCCTCCCTGGCCATGTCGACCATCTCATCGATCGACTCGGTGCGGTCATGCATGACCACGGCGACCTCGTATTCTCCCTCACCCTCGGTCTTCTCCCGCAGGGCCTCGCCCTTGAAATACTGGATCGCTCCCCATCCGCGGTACCTGAGTGCGAGCCGTTTTGCCAGGTTCTTGTACGGCATGGCGTCGATGACAAAATAGCTTTTATACGTCTCGATGAGATCGCAAAACCCCTTTTCGTCGTCGGCCAGCACTTCGGCCAGGTGGATCACCCGCAGCCGGTACCCGGTCCAGCCCAGAACCACCACATGGCATATGTCCCCGACGTCGATTCCCATGAATGAACTCATGGCGCTTTTTTCAAACCCCCGGTCGCCCTGCATCGATTCGATGAGCGATTCGGTGATAGGGCACAGCTCGGAGTCACGATAAGGAACGCCGACAATTGAAATCCAGAAATTCTTTTTTTCGGATGTCAGCACCGCGCCGGTGAACTTGTCATAGATGAATTTCCCGTCGACCGTCGAGCTGAACAACTGTGATTCCTGCCATCCCCGGTGGTCTTTGCTGCGTTCCGGATGTTTCGGCACCCATTCGATGCGTTTCAGGCTGAGCGTCTTCATATTGAGGTCACGCTTGCACCTGGTGCACCCGATCCATGCTTTAAACCGGTCGCCTTTACCCGAGGAAAAAAGGTTCTTTGGAAAACTCTCAACCACATTGTTCCAGCGGCCGCAGGCCGGGCACTTGATCATGAGATACCGCTGGTCCGATTTCTTGAAGCTTTTATTGATCCCGAAATCGGGCCGGGACGGCTGCGACAGTTCGATGATGTACTTGAAAATCGAATGCAGCAGACGGTCCTCGGCGAAGATCATGTTCTCCTGGTCGGCCTCGTCCAGCTCGTCCTTGATGATGATGTCGGCATCGATTGATTTGACCTTTCGCTTGCTCCATACTCCCCTGAAATATAAAGACGACAGCCCGATTTGTTTTAACCCGAGGTTATCGGCCTTGTCGTATTGCATCTTCGCCGACAGGTATTCAGAATTATCGATGATCGGGTTCGCCCGGTCCTGGGAAAAATCCTTAACATCGTCGTCGGTAGGGAAATAATACGACGCCTTCATCGCCATGCGATCAAGGAGCCAGAGCACCCTGAGCAGGCAGTACGTGGAGATCCCGCGCTGGGCCGCCTTCTGGTGCGTCTCGCGCGGTGCCATGGGAAGGGTGTACATCTCATACAGATCGGGGTGCCCGTCGAGTGAGAAGGCGGCGAGCTCGCCGCCGATGACAAGCCTGATATACCGTTCGCACCAGGCGAGAAAATCGAGTCGCTCAAAGCGTTTTGCCCCTTCG